TGACTCTGGATGCGGATGCGGGAAGGATCCTTGTCGCTGTCGCCGCGGACTATCACCGGACGGTGCGTCCGATCGATGTGGGTCCGTGGGATGAGGGCGGCTACAACCCTCGTCAGGCCCGTCAGGCTAAGGCCTGGAGCAACCATGCATCCGGCAGTGCCGTCGATCTGAACTGGTCTGAGGAGGGCGCTTTGAACTCCGCGTGGGGTAAGCGCTTCTTCGCGAAGGTGAAGGTCCGTCTGGCTATCGCCGCGATCGAGCGGCGCTACGGTTCCGTGGTGCAATGGGGCGGGGACGCATGGTCGTCGCGGACGCGAGATTACATGCATTGGGAGATCAAGCCTGGTGCGTCCCGCGCGAAGGTGAATGCTCTGGCGAAGCAACTGGGCATCGACGCGAACGGTGTCAGGCATTAGTCACTGCTCGGTGTCCAGCCATCTGACGGGCTAGAATCCATCGGGGCACTATTAGTCCATCCGCCCCTGTTAACCCGCCAGCCGTCGAACGATGCAACGTCTAGGCACCTTCTAGCGGTCCACGGACCCTCACGGTGAGCATCGAAAGCCCTATCCGAAGAGAAGGTGAGACAGCATCCCCCGTAAGCACCCCCTCGGCAGTGACCTCCACCGTTCGCGGGGTAGTTTACCTGGCACTCAGGGCACGTTGGCATGACAGAAGTATAGCCACTATCACGGACGAAGACCCCCGCCTACCACACAGGCGGGGGTCTTTCTTCGTGTCTACAGGCTGAAGGCGTTCTCGGGCAGTTTCGCCATCCGATGCTGCGGTCGAACGTTCGAGCGGGTCGCACGGCGACCCTTCCGCTCCAGCACACCGAACAGTTCCTTGAAGTGAGCGGCGCACACGTCAGCCTCCCACGGGGTCCGCCTCCCGTACACCACTGTCACCGTCTGCACGTCCCGCCCTGTACCGCACACGTCACACAATGCTCGGGCAACCATTGCCATCTCAACTCACCTCCAGGCGTCGAATCGTAGCAGAAGCTGACATGGCAGGGAACATTGTCTTTCCACCCAGCAGCTCGTTCCGCTGCCGCTTCTCCAAGTCCAGACCAAGGTACCGTTCCGTCATCGTCACACTCCTGTGTCCAAGCATGGCCTGCACCTTGCGGAGGGCACTGTCGTAGCCGCCATCCCGCAGCACCTCGAACCATGCACGGGCACCGGAACGCCTCAGAGTGTGCGCGCCGGCACCCTTGTCGGAGTGCCCGATCGCAGCCAGCGGACGCTGCACCACCTCATACGGCTTACGCAGCGGGTACAGGGGACGCAGCCGCTGAGGCTGGCCGGTCGGCTGCAACTTGTTCACCGTCCGGTCGAACGCCATCGGCACCTTCGACCTGGCGGGGATCAGGAACCAGTCCGACTGCAGGGCCGTACCCGTGTCCTGCTGGTAGGCGTGCAGCCAGCGCAGCATCTCGTGTCCTAATTCTTGAGACATTGGCAGCACGTCCCATTCCTTCGTCTTCACCCGGTACAGGTTCACCTCGTTGCGGTCGAAGTCCAGGTCACCCACCTTCAGGTAGGAGATCTCGGAGCCACGGGCGAACGTGAACAGGCCAAGGGCGCAGACGGCACGGTCACGCGGGTTGGTGCAGGACTCGAGGAGGTCGCTGAACTCCTCCACTTCGATCCACAGCTTCGGAGTGTTCGGCACCTTCGCGTTGCGCCAACCCTCGGTGGGGTCGTAGTCACGCGGGAGGTACTGGTTGCGCCGGCACCAGGTGAAGAACCCGCCACGCAGCGTCGACAGGTACAGGTTCCTCGTGGATGGTCCCCAGCCGGATCCCTCGAAGAGCTGGTCGATGTGCTTCGGGGTGATCGACTGGACGTAGATGTTGCCCCACTGCTCGAGCGCACGGTTGAGTGGCTGACGGTGGTTCTTGATGGTGCGGAAGCCACGGTCTTTGGCCTTGAGGTGGTCGCAGTATTTGTCGATGGCGTCCGACAGGCGGGTCTTCTCCATGATGCCCATCCTAGTGTCAAGTGGACTTAGCCTTTGTGGCAGCCCTAATAGTATAGGAAAACCCTAATAGTATAGAACTACTAGTACTAAACAGAAGAGCCGCCCCTCAAAGGGCGGCTCTCTTACTGTCTAACTAGGTAGGTAGGTAGTACTAATAGTTAGGGGCCGACGCGGATTCGCGCAAGACGACACGCCGCAACTGTCGGAAACGTCCCGACTTGAGGGACATGTCGTGGCATGTCTTGCCATAACCCCCGAGGTGTGGTTAAGTTAAGTCCATCCAAAGTTCACCGTTTGGGAGGAAAGCCGTCATGACAATCCGCGCCATACTGGACGCCTACGACGTGGCCGAATCGACCACATTCCTGCAGCTCGCGTCGTGTCACGCAGACTTCAAGAACAACCGCCTGGTGGTGTCCACGATGAAGGACATTTCGGACACGGATTGGGCTGAGGTGCTTAGGGTTTTCGCCATCGACCTAGACGCAGACTACGAGTTCAATGCGGCGATCATCGACGGTGTTCACTTCATCCTGCTGGACTTCGGATGATCGGCGTGTCGCAACGCCACCGTCATCGTGGCATGACACAATTCAGCCATGAATGAGCGTCCCCCGCACCTGTCGTACTCCCAGTTCACGACGTACCTTGACTGCGGCTGGCGGTACTACCTGGAGAAGATCCTCAAGATCGAGGAGGAGCCGGCGTTCTACTTCGCTGGCGGCACGGCGACACACAGCGCCTGCGACGCCGTGGACCGGGTGCTGCTCGAAGAGGGGCACGAATGACGACGGCGGTGACGGTAGGGTACTGCACTCGCTGCAAGCTGGAGAAGCCGACAGATGCGTTCACCGCCGACGCGCGTATGGCTTCCGGTCTTTGCTCTTACTGCAAGGCTTGCCACCTAGAGGTCGGAAACCAGTGGCGTCAGGCCAATAAGGTAAGAGTCCGCGAGCAGGCCCGTGCTAGGTATGCCGCTCGCGATCCCGAACGGGTGGAGGCGAAGAAGGAATACGAGAGTGCCCGTCGCATCGAGCGCCACGGGATATCGGTTAGCCAGTACCTCTCGATTCTTCAAAGCCAGTCGTATTCGTGCGCCATATGCGGAACCCCGGATCCGGGGGGCAAGGGTGGATGGCATGTTGACCACGATCACGCTTGCTGCGCGGGAGTCCACTCTTGCGGTAAGTGCGTTCGGGGGTTGCTTTGCCACCAGTGCAACGTGTCGCTCGGTGGATTCAATGACGACATGACAGTGGTACTTGCGGCATATAGGTATCTTGCAGTCCACTCGGCTGCTGACGCGATCGACCAGATCCTGATCAAGGAGGGCAAGTGAGCAAGCCATCGAAGAAGAAGATCATTCGCGTGATGAGGATCCACCAGAAGATCCTCGAGCGGCATAACAGGCTTCTCCTCGACATCGTCACTCAGGTGAACTCTCTCACTGACGCGCACAACGCGGAGAAGCAGTGACCACCGCGGCCTACGAGGCTGGACTCGCAGAGTTCAACCGCTCCTTCAGCGAAGCCCTCGCCGCCAAACCCGACGCCAACTGGCGAGCCGGTGGCCGCAAAACGAAAGCCCTCCCCAACGGGGAAGACGCCAACTGGTGGCTGGCGAACGGGACCGCGATGGTCACCGCCTACTACCGTTGGCGTTCCCTCAACCCCAACATCGGCATCTGGTACACCCCCAACGGGACACCCGCCATCGAACTTGAAGTGAACATGCGCCTCGAGGACGACACGATGGTGAAGGGCTACATCGACCGTGTCTTCCAAGACTTCGACTCCGGTGAACTGCTCATCGTTGACTTGAAGACAGGGAAGAACACGCCCGGACCCATCCAGCTCGCCGTCTACAACCTGGCGCTGCAGCACACGTTCGGCCTGACGGCGAAGTTCGGTGCCTACTGGATGGCCCGTGAGGGCACACTGGACACCATCCACGACTTGACCCGCCTGCCACCGAACATGGTCAGCCGCTGGTTCCGTGACGTGAACAAGTCACTCAATGCGGAGATCTTCGTGCCGCATGTGGGGATGATGTCGTGCGGCTGGTGCGGCGTGAAAGACCACTGCTACGTGCATGCGGATGGCACGTATCAGCCAGACTTCGACAGTGATATTCACAAGGCACAGGAAAGTGAGGAAGTATGAGCGACACGGCGGCGTTCTCATTCACGCCGAAGATCAACGGTGACCTGTTCACCATTCGCGGTACGACGTGGGCGGAGTTCGCGACGAACGTCGACACGGTGCTGGACAACGCCCAGTTGGTGGCGGAGAAGCTGACGGCGCTGTCCGCCCTGGCTGCTGCGGCCCCTCTGGTGAACACGCCCCCTACTCCCCCACCGGCTCCGCCGCCTCCGCCTGCCGCGAACGGTTGGGGCAACGCCCCCACTGCACCGGCTGCAGCACCCAGTGCGCCGCCCTCGTTCGCTCAGGCTGCAGTACCACAGTGCCGGCATGGTGAGCGTAAGGCCGTGTCGAAGTCTGGTGCGAACGGGTTGTGGAAGGCGTGGTTCTGCCCCACGGGTAAGGACGCTACCGATAAGTGTGATCCGATCTTCGTGTCTCAGAAGGAAGATCCTGCTGGTTGGGCGAACTTCCCAGCATGAGCTGGTGCGGGACTGTTTTAACGTGCAGCCCCGCACCTCATGGTTGGTGACGCACGGTCGGCACCGTGCGGCGAGCAGCGACTAAGGCGCAGTAGGAAAGCCGGAACCTCTAGCGGGCAGCGCCTGAGAAACGCGGGGCTTGGGTGACTTAGCCCCCTTGCACCACCCGCTGCCGGATACGGCTGCATTACGGCGCACTCGCACAGCACTCACTTCCGGGTTCGACTCCCGGCACCAACCACCCCCACAACTGAATACGTTTCACCGGCTAGGGACCTTGGTGACCAGCGTATTGGCTGGCGGCGGAACAGGCGGCTAGCCCCCGGGCAAGCGACGATGCCGATGCCCCCTAGACGGTGAAACGTATTCAGTTACAACTCAAAGGGAATCGGATGCGGTCACTGCACAGGGCAGTACGCAACCCCGACAAAGGGGGCGTACCACTCCCCCACCCGTACAAGGCATTCGACAAACTAGACATCTCCTTCCGGCGCGGCGAAGTCGTCCTCATAGCCGGCGAACCAGGCACCGGCAAATCCACGCTCGCACTCGGCGCATGCATGCAGATGCGTGTACCCACCCTGTACTTCTCCATCGACTCCGGTGAAGAAACACAAGAGGTCCGCACACTCGCCATGCTCACCGGCATGACAACCCGCCAGGTGGAGATCGAGCTGGCCGCTGACCGTGACGGCGGTGCCGCCCTGATCAAAGAGCATTCGTCCCACATCAAATGGGACTTCGATGCGGAGTCACTGTGGGACGTGGAGGAGGAGTTCCAAGTGTATGAGGAGCTTCTTGGGGAGCCGCCGACCCTCGTCATCTTGGACAATATTTCCGATATCGCGCATGAGAACGGTGACGAGTACTCGAGCCTGCGGTCTCTGATGCGGGAGTTGAAGCGGTGGGCGAGAACGTCGAACGCCTGCTTCGTCGCCCTGCATCACACGTCCGAAG